TAAAAATTAAACGTTATAGCCATGGATAAACAAAACATGGTTTCATATAAAGCGAAGTCGGGATCCGCCCCGGCCAACAAGCGAAGCTGGACGAAAGGGCCAGCAAAAGGTACCAGGGAAACCTTAGTCCCCAGACGAAGACTTGGTCGTAAGACCATTGTCCCCACTCATAGTGGGAGCGGAGCTCATGGGTCTGGAGAGACCTCAGATCATGAGCTGCAAGAACAATTTCCCGTCTTTGGCGGAAGACAAAGTTATGAAAAGAGCGATGCCACAGAGTTCAATTCCTGTGACATTTCGCTACAACCGGAGATAACACCGTCTGAAGAAGAGTACCAGACGATGTTTGACACTCCTGATAGTGACTCTGAAGTCCTACAGGAGTTGACGGATACACCAGTTACCTACACCAGGTCTAGACCCAAAGACACTAGTGTAGATGAATTTTATCCCACTGGTAATATAGAATTTTCTAATGCAGAAGCGTTAATTGTGGAGAAAAGGCCACACAACCGATGTGATCAGATGGTTGTTGATTTTTCAAGACCTAAACAAGAATATGGTCTTGATGAGAACATTGTGTATTTGCAAAACTATCTTAATACACATGTTTTCAGGCCACAGTTCGTTGAAGATGATGAGTTTATACAAGAGTTTCACGGGTTAGAGAGAGAACCAGAAATTGACGACTATAATGCTCAAAAAGAAAAACCCGTGTATTTTGATCAGTGTCCTTATCCACACTATGGATACGAGTATTTTGCCCCAGTGTGTAACCACAACCACGATCGTAATGCTCTGTGGTATTATCAAGGTTGTGGACCTACCAATGTCTGGGTGCAAACGCAACAGCAACAAGGTTCAGATTTGAAGATACCTGTCTTGCTTGACGGTATCTATCGGAAGTTTGATTTGGCAATAACTCACAAGGATTCAATTCAATTTATTGGTGATAATGAATTTGCTGTACATATATATTACTCGCAGTATCATGTTTACCTGTCTCAGACTATCTGGGGTTTGGTGTTGAGGTGTGATAAGATCTCCGATATTAAATATGAGAAAGGGCGAATGTTCGATCCCTGGAATGTCACTGCTTTCCAGGATTATCACTCAACCCCGGACAGAAAAATGTTGTGTGATGTGGTCTATGACGATATAGACCGCGCATTCCGTAAAATCGTCACAACTGCCCAACATCCAGATTATTACGAATTTGATGTTAAGCCAATTAAGGAAACCTTTGTGAGTTTTCAGAAAGGGGGTGAAATAGCCGCTAATCGAGCTCAGACAAAACCAATGAATCCTGGGCTCGAAGTGAGGTATTATGTTATAACGCCTGACATGTTTCCCAGCATTTATTCAGAATGCGTAGAGAGAAGTGGAGATGACAGCATGTGGCGAAAAGTGGTCATTGGTTTCAAAGATTGTATCAGAGGAGTTATGGAAAATGAAAGAATACATGACTTTGAAGACAGTTTGTGGAAGTTTAGTCATGATAAACCTGTGGCGATTCAAGACCACCACGAAATTGACGTTGCTTTTCGGTCATATTATGAATCATATAGACGTGTGCCAAATCCTGTGCCATTTGATGAGAATAAGCCACAATATTTTGTGCCTATCGGACAAGCTGAAGAAGATGGATCTGGTTTGTTAACAGACGATGATTTGCAGTTCTCTGAAGATATCGAGAGGGCTGTTTATGACCTTGTATCAGTTGTCTCTGCTCTTAAGACAGCAGAAATATCCACAATAGAAGAACAAGAAGAGTGCGACTTCATGCCTGTTTCTGGTATGGCTTGTTTTGCTGATGTCATGCCAAAGATGAAATTTGAAGGAGCAGGTGATGTTTTCCACTCACGGTGTGTGAAAGTAGCTTATGCTACCGAGGAAGTGACGCGTGATTATAAAATAAATCAGGCAGATGCTCAATTCGGAATGCTTATGAATGATTCCATCGTGGTTTGCACAGTATACGCTAACAGTGAATTTGTCAAGAAGAGACAACAGCTGTTTGAGGAGTGGGAACGGCGAGTACCAACTCTCGTTCGTGATTTCGAACTACCTTACCTACCTATTTTAAAACCTTACAACTTCGCACAAATGTTCTTTGAAGCTCAGAGAGATTTGCAAGAGCAATGGAGAGAGTGGCACAATCGTTGGTGTGAATTGACTCCAACGTTGTCCAAAGCTGATGAGATACCATATATATCTTTGCACATTGTGCGTAAAACGCGCAATGAGAAAATTGAGCAATGTAAAAATTGGACAAAGATATTGAAGACCTACAGGAATAAGCAACTTGTGGAAGAGCGTCGAACCTTAGAGCCAAGTGGTATTACTCTCTTAGAACATTATGAATATATAGCTATCGTGACTAGAACACATCCACAAGTGCTACAAGGCTTTCGTCGACATTACGGGGAAGAAAGCCTTGTGGACGAGCGTAGTCGCATAGAGAGTGAATTGGTAAGATCTGGTGTTGAGAGAAATCCAGGTCCTCTTTTTGCCATTAAACACGAAATCGATCCCGATGTCTGGACTTCGATAAGAACAGCCTTTGGCGAAGTCCAGAATGGGATTGATTCTGGTATTACCAATGTGTTGGACTATATTGATCGCAAATTGGATGATTTGTGTGCTAAGTTAGCTCCATATTATGCTGCTGGAGCTTTGGATTCCATAATAACTGAAGTTGTACAGGTCGCGGCAGGGCTATATTTGTTCTTAAAAGCCACATCTGCTACAGAGCAGTTTGTGATCTTGGCGGCGTGTCCTCAGATAATTAATTTCTGGAACAACTGTGGTAGTGCACTCTTGGCTAGTTCTTTTGGTCAAACTTGTGAAGATTTAGCGGGAGTGTTGTCAGATGGGATAATTTCCGGTGTTAATTATATCCGGCAGATTTTCCAATCTGATGAGCCAGACGATGCAGCACCCGAAACTTTGGCACGTTTCTTAATTGATATGATTTCAACAATGTGGTTTAGAGGTATGATTGTGGCTGCTGAGAAGTATGCAAAGATAACATCTGCAGTTCGAAATTTTTTGGCTTTACCTCGTGATCTTATTTCCTTTGTGAAACTTTTTGTTGAGGCCGCAATGGTTGTCGTTGATTCCTTCTGGGAATATTTCTTTGGATATCCATTTACCGAGCAAGGTATACAAAAAAGGTTAGCAGCAATGTCTGTTGAGTGGGTTACGAGAGCTCGGGAGATATTAGCAGCGCCCAATAATTACTGGGCGTCTGAGGAAAGTTTTTTGAAATTAGTTGATGTCTATAATTCTGGATACAAGTTGGTGGCAGCGACACAGAGGCCAGCGAAATTGGTTAACGATTTGTTAGCACGAATATCTATGTTGTATGAGAGACTCGCAATAACACGTAGTGTGCCACCGGTGAGGCAGTGTCCAACAGTATTATCACTGATTGGAGAAACGAACCAAGGCAAATCTACCTTAGTTAGTTATCTTGTAAATGACGTGATACATGATCTTGAGCTTGATTATGCTCAGAACATGCAGATTTATACAGACGACAATAATGAAGATCATTTCTTCAATGGTTATTTTGGACAATTTTGTTATTTGAATGATGAGATGTTTTCCACCACCAATCCAGACAAGATCTTTGAGGAGGCAACACAGTTCTTTTCGTTAGTCAATGTTGCCCCCATGATGACTAATCAAGCGGATATCGAGAATAAGGGACGTGTTCCGTTCACATCCCTCATGGTATTGTTGACGACCAATCGCCGTAACTGGACAAACGAGCAGGGTTTTGCACGGACTGACCCAAATGCTTTGTTGCGGCGTTTTGATGTGATGGTGGAGGTGACTTTAGACAGAGCTAAGATACCTGCGGATTTGTCTATAAACACTGACGCATGGTCATTCCGGCTCTGGCAAGGTGGCCAACCAACTCAGGTCTCTTTTAACTATAAGAGGCTAAAGGAGCTCGTGTTGGAGGCGTATAAACGACATGCTATGGTGTTTGGTCGTAGTATGGAGGCTGTCTTTAGGGCATCAGCAAGTTACACGTCTTACTTAGCAAGTAGGGGCGGATTTAACGATCTGTCCTCTCGGCTCGATCGGATACTCACCATGTCTAGAACCAACCAAACGCCAGAAGTGTCTCATACAACTCCGGCAGCTGAGTTAGGTATACCGGGAATGGCGAGGTATTATTATAACACTATTCGTGATCAGTTTAGTAGATATGTGGCTGATACTGTACAAGAAGTTAACCACTATGATGAAAGTTCTATTTCCTCCCCTGGTTGGTTTGATACTACTTTCAAAAAAGTTGCTGTGATTTCTACGGCTCTAGCCACGGGTGGTATTTTGGTATATTTTCTGCGTATGAGGTCTATTGTATCAACAATGGGCGAAGGGATGTTTCAATCACATGATCCCACTTCAAGTGCCAAGAGGAAGCGTAAGCAAGGCCACCAACAAAAGAGAGGGGGCAAGCGTGTTTATCGCCTCGATTCGGACGACGATGTTGAGACTGTATCCAGTGATGAGTGTGGTGATTCTGATAAGACTGTGATATCTACGCTTACTGAGGCGAATCCTGTAGAGCAATGGTTGGAGAAATATTCAAAGTCTAACATTTGTTCAGTGATTTATACTGACAATATGAATTCCGTTCGCAAAGCATATTGGCTCTGGGTGTGCCCAAACTTATTTATTGCCAATAGACATGTGGTTTATGGTCTTCCTGAGAACACAGTCTTTGTCGTGAAATTTGTGTTCCACGACACACTTTCGATTAAAATGCGCTACTCGGATATATCATGGACGTATACACAAGGGTCTGACGTAGTGTTTGGTCGTATTGATTCTAATTTGGAAGGGGTTAAGACAATTAAAAATTTTATGCCATCTCGGAAGTTCTCACCAGGTTATTCTACTGTCTACACTGTGAGAGTCAGACTTGACGAAGATGGAAAATATGCCTTGAAAAGTATGAGTTATGACAGTGCAACTCTTGTTGCTAAACCATATAAATTTTGCAAGAGGGAATTTAATGCAAATTCAGTGTACATGGCGCAGGGGAGATCTAAAGCAGGTGATTGCGTGATGCCATATTGTGCTATGGTTGACGGAAAACCTACTTTTCTTGGTGTACATTTCGGCTTAGATGGTAAATTCATTGTTTTCGCAAAGGTAACCCAAGAACATGTAGACGATGCTAGTACAGGTTTTCAGTCTTTCTCGCGTAAGATTAGTGTACCACCTAGTATATTTGTAAGAGAGGTGGATCAACAAGAGGTTGTTTACATGCCACGAAGATCGGTTTTGATGCCTTTGTTTGAAGATCGAACATTAATTCGCATGGCGGGTGACAAGCAGAGGCGTATGCCAGCTTGTTTGGTTCCAAGGAATGGAGTATCGCCACTGGAGAAAGCTATCGCCAAGTTTGATGAACCAGACGTTTCTATACCACGGAATGTTATAACTCAATTTCCTGATATTAATGGTCATCGGTTATTGTCGTGGCGTGAGGCAATGTTCGGGATCAAGGAACCAATTCTCCCATGGGAAACCAAGATTATGCCAATGGAAATGTTGACGTCAGCAGGATACCCATGGTGTGTAGGTCACAAGGGTAAGTATTATCTCTACCCACCTGATTCATTAGGAGAGAGGCATCCTCTCCCCAACTTTGAAGAAAAATATCTGCGCATGGAGAAAGATTTAGAAAAAGGGGCAGTTAAGATCCTAGCCCTGGATTATCTGAAAGATGAGTTGAGATCTGCTGAGAAGGTTGCTTCAGTTTCCACTAGGATAATATCAGTGTTGCCACTTGAGTTCAACCTTATTTTTAGAAGGTATTTTGGATCTATTATAGGTTCCATGATGGTTAGCGATAGTCATTGTCGTGTCGGCGTAAATCCTCATGGTCCTGGGTGGAAAGAGATTTATGATAAGATTTTCCAGTATCCTAATGTTTATAGTGGTGATTTTTCCGGTTTTGATCGAACCATCCCATCAGCATTTGCTGCTGAGTTTGCGGAAATAGACTTGGTTGTGGAGAGGGATATACCATGGTCAGAAGAGGAAGTGAAGCAAAATTATGAACTTCAAAAAGATGTAACTGAAAGAGCTAAGAAGCTTCTGGCTTTAAGACAGGTTGAATACAAAAGACAAAAAGTTGTGCGAAAAAACATTATGTCTTCGTTGATGTCGGTCATCCACCGGGCCGACAACGTTGAGTATAGCGCAGGACACGGTAATTGTTCAGGACAACCAGCGACTACTGTTTTCAATTCATTTGTCAATAACAACATCACCGCTTGGGCACTAAGAAAGATGGGGTATGAAGTTGGCGTTAATTGTGATTTTGTCACTTATGGTGACGATAACTTGATAGCCACACGAGATCCATTGGATACAGAGAGATTTTCTCAGCTTATTTTGCAATGTGGGATGCGAATTACTTTTGATAAAAACCAAACAGGTACTTTTCTTAAGAGGGGTTTTCGTGTAACACGTGAAGGTGTTTTTGCACCTTTGGATAAAAGAGTTATAGCTGATATGCTATTGTGGTATCGTAAGGCCGACATCACATTTGAGCAAAACGTGCGACAGCGTGTCTTAGCCTCTCTGGTGGAGATGTTCCATTATGGTCCAGAAGAATTCAACCATTGGCAGAAGTTTGTCAATAGAATTTTAATAAAGGCAGGGCTCGGCACTGTGCATGAGGAATATGCCAAGTACTTTGCGCGGTGGAGGGCTGATGCCCTTGAAGACGGTTTTGAAGACGAGGAGGCTGGCGGTATTGTCATACGTGAATACGTTAAATCAACGACGTCCGGGATTTATGTGCGCAGCTATTTAGACGAACAAAGGCGAGAAGCGGCTCAGGTCTTTCAAGGAGATGACAATGAGCAAGTTAAACTTTCGAAAACTGAGCCAAGTCCTCCTGGGACATCTCAAGAGGTAGATTTGTCTACTTTTACTGAACCACCAGGGGAAGTGCAAAAGCCTAGGATTGAGGACCGAGTGGTGCCTATAGTTGAAGTTTCTGAGTACTATCAACAGTTACAGCGACCATATGTTATCGGTGTTTACACTTGGACGAGTACACAGGCTATAAACACTGAATTGACTACGTACTTGAGTTTTCCAGATGCACTTATTCATCAGCCGCGACTTGCATCTTTGTTGTCACGGTATCGGTTCTTTCGAGCTGATGTTGAATTGGAATTTCGTATAAATTCAAATCGTTTTCAATACGGTGCTTTAATAGCTGGAGTCATGCCATGTATGCCAATGTATACGTTGGTCACAGAACAATCTGATTGGTTGAATTTTCAGACCCCACTTAAGCCAACGAGTCATACAATGCGGCCAACTTATGGAAATCCTGGCTCACGTTGGTCAAACTTAACGCAGATGAGCCAAATGGAGCATGTTATAATTTCATGCCAGAATAACCCTGTTGCTAAAATTGTTATACCATATCGATTTCCTTTGGACTGGATAGATATTTCAAAGTGTCAACCTAGTTCTACAGCCCACAAATGGTACAAAGAATCTATTGGGTGTTGTTGGATAAAGGTGTTGTCACCTCTAACTAGCGCATCCCCAACACCTGTGTTGTTTTGTTATGTACAGGTAATAGCTCGCTTTGTTAACATCAAGGTGCAGGGACCATCTATTGATGACTGGTATTCTGACCAAACTTTTCAAGCGCACGACCCTCTTTCAGAGGAGGAAGTTCGTGCAATACAGGAATCGGAGACAAACAGTGAAGATGGTATATTCGAACCTTCAGATTATACCGGGCGGAAACTGGGACAACAGGATGAGTCATTGTTGTCCAAAGTAGCTAGGATGAGTAAACCCTTCTTAACGGCTGGCAGGAAGGTGATACACACTCTTAGCTATCTCATTCCCTTTGGTCAGATAGTTGATGCTTCAGCTCAACTGGCCGGAGCGGTATTTGGATTTTCAAAGCCAAACGTACCACCAGGAGCAGTGAACGTGTATAACAACATGGCCTTAGATCTTCCTCATGCTAATGGTTTGGCTTTCGCACCGTTTCTTGGACTGAACCCATCTGAAGACTCATATATGGAGGACTGCTTTTGGGGTGAGCAAGTGTACGATTCAATTAGTGGTATGGCAGCCATTAAGCAGTATGTCACCCAAGTTGCTGCTAATACTACCATTAGTATCGACACAACTTTATTTCAGGCACCTTGCGCTCCTTTTCCGATTTGTAATAGTGGTGTCCAATGGAATATTGGGGCTACTACAGCTATTGAAGCTAACCACACATATGGATCATACTATGCTGGATTTTTCGAATACTGGACGTGTGAGAAAATTGTTTGGACAGTACATTTTTATGCTAGTGCTTATCATCAGGCACGTTTTCTTTTGTACTGGGTTCCAAACAACCGGACAAATCCATTTGAACCAACCACAGCGACTGGAGGATATGGTGATTTGCTGACTCAGCAAGTTGTCATTGAAGATGGTGAGGTTTCTGTTGAGTTTGAAGTTCCTTGGTGTGCAGACATTCGCTGGAAGAAAACTTGGTTGGCTGGATATAGACAAAATTTCTCTGATTTCTTTTCTCTAGTCAATCCCTCGACCATCAATAAAGCTTCTCCATCGTTAACATCCTGGGTTGGTTTTGATGGATTTTCTGTGGGCAACTTTGGAATTGTCTGTATGAACCCTCCAGTGTTAGCTAGCACTTCGGATCTTTCTCCGGTGAATATTGTGGTTTACCAACACTTTGTTGGATTAAAATTTTCGCAATATCTAGGTCCGTCATGTGCTAACGGGTTCCCCTGTGAGACGTTTCAATCATACACCGATGACGTGTGTGATAATGTGCGTAGTTTAGGACACCGTTATCATAATGTGCTTCCCACCACGGTTAATGTCTCGATGTCTATGACACAAGCTTCCTCAACACAGTTTTCTCCAACTATATCTCCAGCTATATTTCCTTACTCAAATAATTGGGTGCGAAGGTGTTATGCTGGTGATTGGAATAAGCCTGGAGGTTTGTGGTTAAATACTGGTACCTGGACAGCAACGTCGTCCACTTTGTACCAGTTTGAAGACAACAACTATATCTATGGGATTGCGGCAGCTTATTGGGCAAATGAACAATGGGTCAGATTATCTGTCCCATTTTGGTCAGATCCTTTACGAACCTTGTTCGCTCCATTCCGCTTCTGGCGTGGCACCATGCGCTACAAATATCTGTTGAGGTCTGAAGAGGCTAATCGGGCACATATTTGCCAATCACCGCAGCACACAACGATGAGTGCTTTGGCTGACGGGAGTTATCCTGCTAGCCGTGGTGCTTTGGTTGTGGACACCGGAATATGGGCTTATCTAGAATGGGAAATTCCATATAATTCCAATTTGCGTTTTGGAATTATTGATGCTGTTGAGTTGTATACTGACAGCGGAGCCACTAACGACTCAAGTTCTATATGGGGTGTTAATTCATGGTTGCTCCGTTGGCAGAAAAGTCCTAATACCGGATCAATTGTTGATGAAGTGAATCCTTTGTTTTACTCCATTGGTGACACATTTCAGCTGGGTGGATTTTCCCCTTTGCCTGTTTGTAACATGTGTGTGATAAATCAAGTTAACATGTCCACAACACCACTTGGTACAGCAGCAGTTGGGGCAATCCAACCAGCTGATTCAGACATGGTTTTCTCGACGATGATTGGACAACCTGATTCGTGACTGAGTTCCTATGGTATTACTGTAAATATTGTATTTGTTTTTGTTAACCTTTTGCTTTATAATGTATTTATTTGTTTTGTTTTGCTATTGACGTTTATTTTGTTACATAAATACCAATTATTTGTTTTCCTTATTTTAAAAGTAGTTTTTAGGATTTTTGTCTACTAGAAAATGTATGTAATTGGTTAACAAAAATTATTTCATTTTCCACTCATTTTAAGGTTAT